AGCCGCTTCTGGATGATGCGGGGGATGGCACGCTCGACCTCTTTCTCACTGAGCGTCAGCATGAATTTGCCCTCCGTCCAGTGGGTATCGACGTGCAGGGTAACCCCCAACTCCGGCACATACACGCCGCGGTGCCCGAATTCGACGTAAAGCGCATAGTCCACCGGGTTGATCACTTCGATCTGCCAACCGCCTCTGACTTTCAGAATCTGGCTGATCGTCCACCCACGGCGAAGATCTCCACTGTCGACCGGTGTTCGCGGCACGACTTTCGCGAGCAGCAGCAGCGCAATCTCCTGCAAGCAGCCGTAGAAAAAAACGGAAGGCAGGTCTTTGCGCATGTCCTGCAGCTTTTTCTTCAGTTGCTTCATGTCGCCAAAGTCGAATTCGCCCCAGCGCCGACCCATCACGCCCACCCCTTGCGCTGCAGGCTGACCTCCTGATGAGTCGAATACACGAACGGCTCGCCGGCCGTGTAACGCCGCATCACGCCTCCCCGGGTGACTTCGATCGAGTCGCCCTGTCGTATCTCCAGTTCCGGCGCGATGAACAATTTCGTTTCGTACCGGATGTCATTCTGCGCCTCAGTTTGACCATTCGTGCCCAGCGCACGTTGCGATATCCGACAAGGCCGGTCGACATAAACCGGCTGCAGAACCTGCTTCGTCTCCTTCGTGTCCGGGTCTTTCACGGCCTGATACCGGTAAATCGTACATCGGTCCGTGTACAATCGCTCAATCGCTCGACGATAGCGTGCAACGTTCACGCTCACCACCTCATTCGGCGATACCGGTTGAGGTCAATCCGGTAATTGAGCACGACCTGATCGATCACCGATTTGCTCGTGTTCGACAGTCCACCACCGGAGCCGCCGCTCGTCACCGATGTGTCGCCGATCTTCATAGACTCACCACCACCGACCGTCGCCGCAATCTGCTCGTCATTCGGCTGATCGATCCGGAGCGCATCGACGACCATCGACGCCCAGGTATGCTCCAGCTCGGCAGGAATATCCGTCATGTTCGTGTAATGCAGAATACGCTGACCGATCTCCTGAACGTAGGAGTCGATCAGCGCATCTTTCGAGTCATCTGTGATTCCGAGCCGGAGTTTGACCGTGGCGAGGACTTCACTCGCCGGCATGATCTCCGCCACCTTGATCACTGTCGTCGCCTTCGCCACCCGGATCTCTGTCGACCTGTCCGCCTCCGGAGACGGTCGCCTGAATCACCGCGAGAATCTCGACCTTTTTCTTCGCTTCACCGAGATCAATGCCGTGCCGGTCCGCGTACTCTTTCAGTTCGGCGACAGTCATTTCCTCGAGCGGTTTCTCGACAGTTTGTTTTTCCTTCTCCTGCACCAGCGCTGCCGTCAGCTCCCGGCGGCGCCGATTGAATGCGGTCACGCTCATCCGGATCACCCCGATTATGCCAGTTTGTGCACAAACTTCACGATCCGGATGGACTTCGGTTCGTACACACGGCTCCAGTTGTCGGCCGTCGCCAGCTCCGTGTTAGACGGCGAGACACCAGCCACTTGCGCCGACGTGAACCGCACGCCGCGCGGATGCAGGATGAACGTGCGCCGGTTGATCAGATAGTCTTCGCCGGCGAGCGTGTCACGGTCCGTTTCCGTCGGCACGAATCCGACCGGGTTGCCTTCGCCATATGCGACAGCGCCGGGGCCGAACAGATACGTCGTGTACGTGCCGGTACCCGAATCGAACGGAACACCGTCATCGACGATGACGCGCTTGCCCAGGAACGTCGGCACTTCGATCGAACCGGTGGACGGCCGCACGTATTCGATCAGATCTTGCTTGGCCAGCGCCGCCTCCGTCGCGCTGTGCATGACGATGGCCGTCAGTTGCGCTTTGGCGTCGCCGAGTCTCTGAGCAGCGTCGACGGTCGTCTTGGCGCTGATGGCAGCCGCTTCGCCAGTTTGCCCGCTGATATCATGCACCAGCGCCGACATACTCGACGATGCGAATACGCCCTGCAGCGTCGAAACGAGTGCCGCCTGATACCGGCGAGCCCAGTAAGCAGCCACCAAATCAGCGATCGCCCGCATCGGGTCGTCACCGGCCAGGTTTGCGGCAAGATCATTCGCCCCCCATGCACGTCCGCGGCGCAGAATGACAGCTTCGTCTTGATTCGCTTGGATTTTCCCAGGTGTCAGGGCGCCGGTATCGGAAAGGACTTCATCCTCCCCGGTCAGATCGCCCCAGAACGGCATGTTCACCGTCTTGGCGGCTTGGCTGGCCAACCGGTCAAATTCCTGCGTCCGCTGCGCGATTCCAGACTGGAAGATCGCGGACAGTTCCATCGTCCGCTGAATGACGTACGGATTGAACACTTCAGGAACAATGACATCAGAAATTTTTACTGTCATGTTTTATCAACCTCCAGCAATGGACTGTAATTGTTTTGCAAGCTCCGGATTCTCGCGGAGAATACGGGCTTGCTCGGTCAAATTAAACGTTTCCTTTGCCCACGGGTTTTTGATCCCACCGCCTGGGCCGGAATCCCGGCTTTCCGCCGGCGTTGCACCTTTAAACTGCGGTCCCTTGTCTTGCTTTTCGATAAACAAGAAAGCCTTGCTCTCTCGCAGGGCTTTGATTTGGTCGTCGAGGCCAGCTTTGATCGCGCCGCTCTCGTCGATCTCGATTTTCGTTTTGTCCAGCAGCGTGGCCACCAGATCCGGATCATGTACCTGGCCGGCTACCGCCAGCTTGATGGCTGTTGTTACTGTCATGTCCCGCAGCTTAGCCTCATACTGTTCAGCGGCGGTCTTGTTCTGCCGCTGGAGCTCTTCGATCTGCCTCCGCAGCTCCTCATTGCCTTCGGCGGCCTTCTTCAGCTCGGACAGTTGTTTGTCGCGCTCTTTCAGCGCTTCCTCGGCCTGCTTCCGGGCTTCGTTGGCTTCGTCGAACTTGGATTTGGGGATCCAATTCCCGTCCGACACAATGGCAATCTTGTGCTTGTCGCCGAGCTTCGATGTGACCTGATTGTACAGTTCTCCACCCAGCAGTTCTTTCAGATCCACTTTCAACACTCCCGATTAGGTTTTTAGGCTGGTGACCCGCCAGCAATCGGCTTCCGTTCAGTTTGACCCCGAACCTTTAAAGTGGGCAACAATATGGGCCCCGGAAGTCTCATCCGGAGCCCACAGGTTCGTATTGTGACTCGAAATCGGCCTGCTTGATGGCCTCAAGCTTGCCATTTTGATGTTTTACAACATAATCGCCAATATGAGCGACAACCACTTCGAGCGGACCGCGAATTACACGCAACTTGATATCGCCGGCCTTATCGTATTCGATTTGAATGGGCAGCCCGACGAAATCAATGATTTCTTGCACCTGATCGGTCGATAAAAACTGGATGGCCTCACAGATCGTGCTGCGCCGATATTGCCCGACAGCCAATCGCATCACCTCGCTTTCTGTGCAAAACAAAAGCACCCTCGCATACTTGCGGGAGTGCTTCAAGTGATTCGTGCCATCATCTTTTGCTGGATCGCTTTCGCCTCATCATCAGTAATGATCTCGTAGTCATTGAATTCGCCGATAAGAATGTCATCAAACTGCCGAGTCTCTTCCCAGCTCCCATTTCGAAAGATTTCGAATATGCCTTCTTTGAAACGGACGAGCGCGAACGGCGCCGTTTTTGTCATACCATATTTGGTTATTGCATAATACTGCACCATCCGCACCGACCTCCTCACCTAATTTTGTCAACACCCGGAGGCTTCCTGATTCCATTAGCCAACTTCATCATTTCTTCCCACAGTTCCATTTTACGCTTCTTGGAAGTCGTAGACAACCGGTATTCCTCGTAAAGTTCATGCAGCTTGTTTTGTTTGAGATCGAAGCTCTCCGGCGTATGGAACTGCAGTTCATATGTGATGCCATCCGGCGATACCAGCACGACGTTAATGCCGTTGTACGGATTCTGCGCGTCTTTCCATGCGTTCTTGACCTTCCGCAGCGTATGCCCTTCGTTGATCAGCGTCATGATCACCGTCGTGTAAAGGGCAAAATATCGATCCGGGTCTGTCACCGCCGTATAGCGTAGCACGTCATTGATCGAACGTGCCACGTCCATCGGCGTCAGGT